ATCCACAGGGCAATGAGCAGAAACGTGAAGCTACTGAAGAGGAGCTTGATGAGCTGAATGACGATAGGGATTTTGTGTACGAATTAGTATGGAAAACAATTTTTTAAATAATATTATGACTAAAAGACAAAAGAAACTGAAGAAGATAGAGGATCAGAGTATGTGCTATGCTGACGTTAGCTGTGCGTACTACTTGGGCAAGAAGTTCGCCCTTAAATACGGGAAGCACGTGCTAGGCACAAGCTCTACACCATTCGCTGCGGAGCAAGCCAGGAATCGGTTCCGAAACAAGCTTGAAATAAGGGCAGTTAAGATCGTGCCGCTGGAGAAGGTAGTTCAGGATCACAGGACACTGATGGATGGGCCAGACGGTGAGAAGATTCTCAGGGCGGTCGGTAAAGAAAATTACTACGCCGAGATTAAGAGGATCACAGACCTACTGAGCCCAGTCAATGATGAGGAAGTTGAAGCTGTCAAGGAGGTAGCATTAGACAACCTGATGAAGAAGGCAGTACTAGAAGCCATGCCCTGGGGGACAGTAGTAACAAGATCATGAAGTACAGCACAGAAAAAATCAGGTCACTAGGTATAGATCCTAGTGACTTGAGAACCTCCCTGTACTGCCACTGGCAGATGGAGAAGCTGAACTATCTGCACGAAAGGATGTTCTCTTATTGGATCGACAACAGGTTACCACACGCACTTTGTCGTATAGTAATTGATGAGATCGAGGAGGGTCAGGAAGAGCTTAGGAAGATCTTTGATTACTTGTACAAGAAAGAAGGGAGGCTTGACAGGTAGTGTATGATGGCTCTCAGTTCAGCGAGCCCTTGCCTTGAGAACAGGCGTACCTAGTGGTACAAGGGACATCGGTTACCAGAACTTGCCCGTCTGGTTGTAAAAAGGATCGCGAAAGCGATGGCTAATGCCTGACCACAGAGGATTATAGTGACGTACCGAGTCCTCTCAGGCACCAGCTCTACATTGACTCATTACAGGGATCAAGGATAGAATGGTTAGTCCCTTGTAGGGGCTAATTGTACCCAGATACAACGATCTATTAAGGGATTAGAGGAGAGATAAACCATGGGATTAACGATAGAACAACAACACGTGATGGACTGTATGCTTACTGGCAGACAAGGCAGTAGACTGATATGCTTTGGATCGGCAGGTACAGGAAAGTCATTTCTAATAAAAGAAATAGTTAAGACATTCGATTGCTCGATCTTAGCAGCACCTACTGGTAGAGCAGCTACTATCATTGGAGGTAGTACAATACATAAGTTGTTCGGGATACCATCAACTCATCCAATCAATCCAGACTTCAGGGAACAGCCAGTACACAGGCAGAGGTTCAACGATCCATCTTGCAGGTACTTCGGAGGACAACGCAAAGAAGTACTGAAGCACTGCTCGTGGATTATCTTAGATGAGATAGGTATGGTGCGATGCGATCACTTGGACTTCATCGAAGCTGCGTTACGTAAAGCTCGTGGATCTTTCGAGCCATTCGGAGGAGCTAAGATTCTGTGCGTTGGAGATGTAGGCCAGCTTCCACCAGTTGCCCAGGGCAGAGATGCTAGTACATTAAAACGTTACGGTTACAAGGCTCCGTTCGGATTATTTCAGAGTAATGTACTGAACACTGACTTCCACCAAGTGAGTCTTACAAAAGTTATACGTCAGGAAAATCCTATCGAGGCTAACATCTTGAACAGAATTAGAGCAGGTGCTCAGACTAAAATAGATATTGACTATCTGAATACACGTGTGCAAGCACCTGATAGTAAAGCAGTTATACTTACTCCGCTCAGAAAGATACGTGACGAGATCAATAAGAAAAAACTTAATGACTTACAAGGAAGGCTATTGTGTTTTTCCGCCACTCGAACTGGATCTTTCAAAAAAAAGAGAGACAAGGATCTTCCCATCGAAGAAAAAATATACTTGAAGGAGTACTGCCGTGTAGTTGTAAAAGCAAACATGACGTACAAGGTCATGGGAGTTATGCAAAGGATCGTGAACGGAGACACTGGTACGTTCTACGGAGTTGATAAGCGTGGCCGTATGATAATCCACAGGGACTCCGACAACAGTATAATTTACCTGAAGCCTAAGAAGTACCAAGACAGTACGCCCAAGGTTACGATTGAGGATGGAGAGGAAAAGGTTACCGACGAGAGCAAGGGTCAGTACATTCAATTCCCTATCCAGCTAGGGTACAGCATGACGATCCACTCCAGCCAAGGAAGTACACTAAACAAGGTACATCTACAGCTACCAAGGCAAGTACCTATGGCTCCAGGTCTAACTTACACAGCTTTATCGAGAATCAAATCGTTCTCTGACTTGACATTGTCCAGAGATCTGCAAATGTACGATATATGGAGCGACGTTTCCGCTTCTTTTCACCATCAACAGTACGAGTTTAGCTACGAGTACACAACAAGAAACCAATAAAACATATGAGAGACACACGATACTGGAAAAAAGACAACGCAAAGGGAGGTTACTGGAGTAAATGCCGTGACCAAATAAGCAACGAGCAAGCCAATGACGGTAGAGTACTACACAAGTACACTAAGCCCAGCCCTGGCGAGAGATGGCAGTACACTACAGATAAACTGTTCGGTAATATCGAATCCGTTTACATCGACAACGGAATGTACGGTGAGGTTCTAAACATAGGACTTCAGAACGATCAAGGAGTAGATGTACTTAGCGTACCTGTATGGAAAGACAAAGCCAACGGTAAGTTAGCTGTTGATTTCAAGGGGATCGCTAAGAAAATTCCTAACATCTCAGTTCATTCTCCCCTGAGTGCAGCTACTTGGATGAACCATAAGGGAGCTTACACGTTCAAAGATCCACAGGGTAATGAGCGTACAATCGTACCTATCTACATCACGATGCAGCAAGGTGGAGCTAGCGTTGCTTCAGCCTTCCCTTATGAGAACGGTAAGTACGTTGGAGTTCCTGAAGCAGATTCTGCTAAGATCGGGGACAAGACGTACTTCGACTTCTCTAAGCAGAACGACTTCTTCTTGGACACGGTTAATCGTTTCATCCAAGATAATCAATCTGTCTTTGAGGAACGTAAAGCTAATCGCTCCGCGACTCCTGCTGAACAGGAAAGTCAAGAGCCTAAGAACATTCCTGTCACAGCTAATGCTGCTGACGATAGCGACGACGATCTACCGTGGTAAGCATGAGTGAAACTAAATGGATTCAGGGGAAGCTTGTTAAGCAGGTGTACAAAGACTCCGCTAACAACTTCCAGCTTGAGCGTAAAGATGGTTCAACTTTCGGCCTTATATACAAAGGTTCTCCTCTCAGTAAATACGAGAGGGGGACTGAAGTGTACGCTACTGACGCCAGTCTGTACATAGACGGTCAGGTTAAGGTGTACAAAACGAATGAACCACCTAAGTTCAAGTTCAAGGAAGACACTACAACCTGTGTTGATAGACAGGGTGAAGTCCAGCCAATTCCAAAGGTACGTGAACTCACGACTGAAGAGCTTACGCTTGCTGGAATTGAGCTGTTGCTAGTCAGATCGCTTGACATAGAGGTTGAACAAGTTAGGGTACTTATTCAAGAACTAGCTTTTAAGAAACTTTCTGTATAGCGTATGTCAAAAGTGTTAGCCATCGGGGATTTGCATGAACCCTTTTGCCTCGATAAATATTTGAGGTTCTGCAAAAACGTGGATCGTAAAGCTGGATGCAACAAAGTTGTTTTCATCGGTGATGTCATCGATAACCATTACAGCTCTTATCACGAGACAGACCCCGATGGCTACTCTGCTGGCGAAGAACTAGACAGGGCTATACAGAGAATAGGTAAGTGGTACAGGGCTTTCCCTGAGGCTTACGTTTGTATAGGAAACCACGATAGGCTAGTCCATCGTAAGGCTTACACCGCAGGGATATCTAAACGCTGGGTCAGAGATTACAGTGAAGTCCTTGAGGCTCCTGGATGGGAGTTCGTTGAAAGCGTTACGATAGACAGCGTAGTGTATTGTCATGGCGATGGTAAGAAAGCTATACAAAGAGCCAAGCAGGATATGCAATCAGTTGTACAGGGACACTACCATTCTGAGTGCTACGTTCAGTGGCACACGGGAGCTAAGTGTAAAGTGTTCGGTATGCAGTTAGGATCTGGGATAGACAAGGACAGTTACGCTATGGCTTACGGAAAGTACGGCCCTCATCCAGCTATAGGATGTGGAGTAGTGCAGCACGGTAAGGTAGCTACTAATTATTTAATGGAATTATGACAAAAGAAAAGTTCGAAGAATTCACTAAGAGTTTATTCTCTAAAATGTCCAAAGTACTTAGGGACAAGAACAACGACTACACAGCAATGAGTACTGATGCGTTCGCTAACTTTGAGCAAGCCAGGGATTACGGAGTAGATCCTCTCATTGGACTGTGCGTCCGAATGGGGGACAAGATAAAGAGAGTGCAAACGTTCTGCAAAACTAAATCCTTAGCAGTTGAGGATGAGCACGTTGAGGATGCCTTTGAGGACATCATCGGGTACTGCACAATAGCTTTAGCAATGATCAAAGAGAAAAAAGAAAACCATATTGATTACCCATGAACGAAGAAACCTGCCACCCAAAATGTGATTGTATACAGCCCCATAAAGGAATGGTTGTTACTATTAAGACTCCCCACAGGTCTTGTACTGTATCATACGATTCAGATGACATTCCTACTTATGAAGTTCTAAATGATCTTGTTCTCCCAGCTTTGGAGGGAATAGGTTACACAATAAAACCAGGATACATTGACGTTAATTACACAAAAGAATGATTCAAGAAGAGTTCAAGGAATTGGCACTACAGGTGAAAGAGATGCTCTCATCTGATTCAGGGTACGTAAAAGAAAGCGTAGCCCCGATGATAGGTGGAGGTTTTACTGGCGATCTAATGCCAGTGGGATATCAAATCTTTCCAGCTAGGCAAGTATGCAGGACTGAACTAGGAAAAACGCTAATGGATGATGTCACTATGTTTCACCAAAAGGTAATAGACATAGACGATGACAACACTGTTATAGTGTACGCTGAGTCATCTCTACTTCCTAATGAAACCATTCGCATTCTTGAGATCTGGATGCAAAGATTTCTAGAGGATACAATGTACGAGCTATGAAAAAACTAACAGTCAGTGAGGTGTCAGAAGCAATAGAGCTGCTGTCCTTAGCCCAGAATTGCCAAAGCCAGATAGATGTAATGACGGTCAAGATCACTAGACTGATGGGTGGAGTTAAGGATGACTTGATCCACGAGCTAGTAGACCAAGCTGTTCTTAATAAAGAATCCGTTGAATGGATTGTTGAAGAGGTGCAGAGCTGGGAGAAGTACAGGCAGGAACTAAAGCTTTGATAGAGCTAAAAACAACTGAGGCCCAAAGAAATAAGGCTAAAGAGTTAGCTGAAGAAATGGGATCGCTTAAGCACTCCATGCTTAGGGGTGCAGGAAATATCAGAGGGCTTCTAGCAGAGATTGTTTACGCTGATAATTTCGGACTACAGATTGCGAGCACGTACAACTACGATCTTCTGACAAAGAATGGGAAGCGAGTAGACGTAAAGAGCAAGGGT